ATTTAACAGAACGAAAGTTCACATGAATGTTGGTACCATCGGTCACGTTGACCATGGTAAGACCACTCTTTCGGCAGCGATCACTACGTATTGTGCAAAGAAGTATGGTGATAAGCTTCTAAAATATGACGAGATCGACAATGCTCCGGAAGAAAAAGAGCGCGGTATTACTATCAATACCCGACACTTGGAATATCAGTCCGATAAGAGACACTATGCACACATCGACTGCCCCGGCCACGCTGACTATGTTAAAAACATGATCACCGGTGCTGCTCAGATGGACGGTGCTATTCTTGTAGTTTCTGCTCCGGACTCGGTTATGCCCCAGACAAAAGAACACTTGCTTCTTGCCCGTCAGGTAGGTGTACCTTCAATCATCGTCTTCCTTAATAAGGTTGACCTTGTTGATGATCCCGACCTTATAGAATTGGTAGAAGAAGAAGTTAGAGAAACTTTGGCATCTTACGGTTTCCCTGAGGAGACTCCCATTATCAAAGGTTCTGCTTTTAAAGCTCTTCAGGAGGGTGCAACTGCTGAAGATACGGCTTGCATCGAAGAATTGCTCCAGACGATGGACAGTTACTTCAAGGATCCCGTCCGCGATTCGGATAAGCCCTTCCTTCTTCCTATTGAAGATATTGAATTAGACAATTATAATAGGAAAGGTTTTTACGCTTCAATTCCTATATGGGAACAAGTATTTGAGTGGTTCAGAGAGAAAGGGTATGATAGTTATATTGGATTAGAAAGTCATTCTTATATTGATGAAGGTAATTACTATTATTTTGAAATTACAAAGTCTAATCTATATAATATATCTCAATTAGATTGGAAAGGTGATTTTGATGATTACAATGAAGCTCGTGAAGTACTTGTAAAAACCCTTATACGAACTTATAAACAAGAGCAGCCTATAATAAGCGAAAACGAGTAACTCACCAAAGCAAAGGGTATAACACTACCTTTTGCCTTTTTTTATTTAAAAATAACAATCTTGTAACTAACTAATAAATACACACTTACAAACTTTTGTTATATTTTAAACAAAATAAAATAAAAAAGTAAGTAAAATACTTGCGTAATTAAAAATCTTACTGTATCTTTGTACCGTAAAATTAAAACAAGAACAATTATTAACATTGAAAACTCAAAGAAAATGACAACAACAGACAAAACATTAGACTTACAAGAATGGGTGAATGACAACAACTTCACCACTGAAACAATTAGCGATGAAGCAATCGTTGAATTTGTAAAAGAAAACTACAGATATTACAACTATGTTGATAGTATCGAAGAAGCAGAACAGCTGTACAACGACTCTATTGACGACCGTGATGAGTGGTTAGAGTTAAGAGCATTAGATACACCCGAACGAATCGAAACGTTCATCGTTAAAGGTGAAGAGTTTGAGGGGTATGCTCGATATGATGAAACCTATACAGTAGAGATTGTAGGTATAGCAGACCGTCAAGGCGGTGAAGAGCAGTTTTATATGATTGATGTTTCTCATCGCTAATAAAAAGAACAAAGCCCCTAACATTACATTAGGGGCTTTACTTTGTAAAATTAAAACAAGTCTAACGATTTAACACCCTTAGAAATGAGGGGCAAAAATACAAAATATATGGATAACGAAAAACTTTTTGAACTAAAAATGCCAAAATTCTTATTGGCATTACAGCCAGAGCCTGATCATTTGCCTAATGGTTTTCACTTCATCTACTCTCCTCTCTACTTATCTCTGATATTGGTAATTAGAGAGCGCACACAGCAGATAGTTCTTAACAGAGAATTAAAGAGCAAGCCTCAGAAATTATACGTATTCAATGAATATGAGAAGTTCAACCTCATAATAATTCAGAATAACGTAAAATTAACTGGTGGAGAATTAGCCCCTGAAATATCCGAAACACAATTCTTAGATGAAGCGTGGGAATGGTACAGCACTAATATGATAACACAATAATAATTATGACCTCGCACGACAAAGTAATATACATCATTCAGCAATTAGAGCTATCTGATAGCAAGGTAGCAAGAGCAATTCAGAAGAGTACATCAGCCGCAACACACAAGCGAATGAGGCTCAGAGATAACAAGTTCACCGATGAAGACTTCCAACGAATACGCGATTTTTACATCGAAAAGCTGAGAAATATAGAAAATTTAGAATAAAAAACTTCTAAACCTGTCCCTTACTAAAAATAAAAGGTAAAAGGCTAACATACAGTCTTTTACCTTTTTTTATTACCCCACAGCCACCCCACAGCCCTCCCTTAGCTTCACTACAGCCACCATACAGACACCATACAGCCACCACCCCTAAAACACCCTGCAAACCCTTACTACACCCCGCCTCACGTTACCTCTTACCTCTTATCTCTTACCTCCCAACCGTCCTTTCACAACACACAAAAACCCCATACTTTTGCATCAAATTCAGGTTTTACCCCTATTCCCTAAAAACTAATGCTCAACCTCTGCAACCTCCCCGAATCCTTTACGCGCGAAATATCTCACGTGCTCTTGTTTGAGGCTAATTCTTTCAGTTTCAATCAGAATATGCGCGCCCTTACCCCCAATGAAAACAGCTATCTGTTGCGTATCGACCTGCATAACCCTGCGCCTTATAACCGCAAGGTGAGTATCAAACAGCAAAACCACAACGATTACTTCGATATACAAGTCTCCTTGCCTATCTACGATTTGTCTAAGGAAACCCGCAAGAAGCTCATCGGCTTTCACAAGCAACGCCGTTATGTGGTCGCCTTGGTATCGGAGCAGGAAATGCTGGTAGTAGGCAACGCCCGAGAGCCTTTCAGCTTTAGTATCGACGATAACATCGCCGACAATGGCAAGGGTACCGACACCTATATAGTTACCCTTACAGGTCAGACGATCATCTTCCCTAATATCAGCAAGATAACCGAAAAATTCCGTGTCCTTTTCTTTACCCCGCCTTTGCAATAATTTTGCATCATCATCAGGGTTCAGACTCTAACCCCTAACACCTAAAATATGTTGTTTTCAATCAATTATAATTACCTCACTGAAATATTCCCCGAACTCCTCTTAGCCTATCGCAAGGGCAAGGTAGGGTTAGAGAGTTCCCATTGGTATGAAGAGGTTTACCACTACAATTTTCAGCAGCGCAACGCCTCTTTGCAACAAGGGCGCGACAGCTTCCCCGTAGTGGTAGAACTCAAGCAGCCCATCGTCAAATACACCTCTTACGGATATATAGGCACCCAATATATAATTTCGCTGTTAGAAGCTCTGGAATCGCACCAATCCGTTACCGCTATCGTGCTCGACATCGATAGCGGGGGCGGAATGGTTTCAGGCACAGAAGAGCTTGCCAGCGTTATTCGCAGTTTGCAAAAACCTACCGTCGCCTATACCGGCGGTTATATGTGCAGTGCCGCCTATTGGATTGCCAGTGCTTGCGATAAGGTAGTCGCCGCCCCTTTTGCCGATGCTATTGGCAGTATAGGCACGATGTTGAGTTTCCAAGATTTTGCGCCCCTTTTAGAAAAGTACGGCGTGAAAGTACACGAACTCTACGCCCCCGAAAGCACCGAAAAAAACAAGGCTTGGCGCGACCTTAAAGAAGGTAACGAAAAGGCTATAATGCAGATGCTTTCAGAAGCCAACGCCCGCTTTATTAGCAGCGTAAAAGCCTACCGCCCCGATGCTAAAGAAGAAGTTTTCAAAGGCAATACCTATAATGCTAAAAAAGCCAAAGCAATGGGACTGATAGACGAAATAATGACTCTCAATGAGGTGATTAGCCAATTAACCAATTAGAAAAAGTTTAATCTGTAAGTAGTAAAAGGCTTTTGCCTTTTACCTCTTACCTCTTATCTATAAAAAGAATGAAATACGCAAAAATCGCCGCTATATTGGCACTCGCCAGTATCGACCTAAAGAGTCCCTTATTTGGGAATGAAAAGTTTGTAGAGCTCAAAGAATCACAACTCGACAAGATTGAAGCCGCCTTAGCAGCTGCCGAAACCGCTGCCGATAACACCGCCCTTGAGCAGCTTATGGCAGAGCTGAAAGCCAACAACGAAAAGCTATTGGCTGAAAAAGCTGCCCTTACCGCTGAAAAAGAAGCCCTCGCAACGCAAGTAACCGCCCTTACTGCCGAAACCGAGCGCCTCAAAACCGAACTCAACAATCGCCCTGCTCACTCATTGCCTGCCAATGACGGCAAAGAGTCTGCCGATAACAACGGACTTATTGACGGGTACTTAGACCCTAACGATGCTCACAACAAATTTTTAAACGAAATTTAACATTATGCCACAAGAAAAAACAATGAATTTAGATCAGATCAAAAATGAACTACTTCGCTACATCAGCACCAAACCTAAAGTATTGCAATCTGCGATACTGTCTAAAGAGATTTTGCTCAACGCACACTCTCGTACCCTCACCAAGGTAAGAGGCGAATACGTGTCGTTGCATTCACTCATAGGGCACGTAGTACAGGGCTTCAACTCTAAAAAGTGGACTCCCTATGGTGAATTGCAATTCCGTAAAAAAATAATGAAAAACTTCCATCAAAAGGTGGATTTTGAACTTGATCCTGCCGAAATACTCGGTACAGTGCTTGAGGAAATGTACGACGAAGGAAAGAGTTTGAAAGACAAATCAATCTCTAAACACGCTATTGATTTGCTCTTGAAAAAAATCATCTCCGACGTGAACATCTTATCGGTTACTGGTAAGTACGATGCCTCCAAGATAGGACTTCCCACACCCGAGTTTGGCACTTCTATGGACGGACTTAACGAAATCATCGCCAAAGGATTGAAGAATACCGAAAACCCGTACTTCCTCATTCCTGCCGATGCTATAACCAGTACTAACATCATCGATGTAGTAACCGCCTATGAGCGTGGCTTACCTGCGGGAGCGAAAGACCAAGTAAAGAAAATCTTTATGAGCGTTACCGATGCCGAGAACTACCAAATTGCCTACGAAGACAAGTTCGGGCAAAACAAGTTCCAAGACAACGCCCTCAAAACCCGCTTAGGTAAACGCGAAATCGTGGCTATTCCTAACCTCAAAGACGGTACCATTGTATCAACCGTCGAAAATGGTTTTGTGAAGATGGTTGACATCATCGACAATCCTGCTACTATCACCGATGTACAAGTAGATAAACGTATCTTGAACATTTTGGGTGAATTTACTTTAGGCTATGATTTTGCAATCAATGAGCTTACTTATGTGTACACTTCCGACGGCACCAAAAAACGCGGATTGAACAACAAAGACCTCAATGAGCTCTACTACCCTGAAGAAAAAGGATTAGAAGCTTAATAAGGTTTCGGGGTCAAGGTTCCCCCCCTGACCCCTATCCTCTAACCCCTAACACCTAATTAAAATGGCAAAAGAAGAAAAAAATACACCTGTCGTAGGGTCGAATGGCAATTCGCCCTCAAATGGCAATTCGCCCGAAATTGATAACGCCTCTACCGAAAGCAACGATACACAAGTGAAAGCCCTCAACGAGAGAGAAGAAGCCCTCAACCGCCGTGAACAAGCACTGAATGAGGTTGAAAAACAGCTCAACGCACGCGAGCAACAACTCAACCAATTGGAAGAGCAACTCAAGGGAACACCCGAAAAACCAACAGAAGAAGCCCCTCACAAAGGACACGAGTTTACATTCCGCAATGTGAGTTACAAGTTTGCCGACGATGCGCCTCAAATGTTGCTTATCGGCGGTGAAGCCCTCTCACAAGAAGAAATCGCTAATGACGAGGATCTACTCCTCCAACTCATCGGCGGTCACTCACCCCTAATTAACAAATTAACAAATTAGTACTATGGCAAAAAATTGTTTTGATAACGTTCCCCACGAAAGCCTCGACGCTTGTCCTAACGACGAAGTAAGCGGAGGCATCAGCACGCGCATTTTGTACGCCCCAAAAGCGTTTGTTGATAAATGCGTATTGCCCGCCAATACTGGCGAACTCGGCAAAGCCAACACTATCGAAGACGGTAACCTTACCCTTATCGCTACCAAGAATTTCAAAGGTATAGATGCTCAGATAGACGAGGGAGAGCTTAAAACCTCACTCGTTGGCAATGCAGGCAATAAAAAAGCTAAAACTGAGTTAGAGCTAAAAATACCTCGCTTTAGCGATGTAACCCTCGACTTCATCAGCCGTTATAAGAACGTGCCGATGATATTCGTAGTCCCCGATGCCCAAGGCACGCTATGGGTAATAGGCACCAAGATTAACCCTGCTTATATGGATACTGCCGAAGCTACTACCGGCAAAAAAGCCGAAGATGATAGCGGTATTACCCTCAAAATCATCACAAACTCAAAACTGTACAAGTATGCAGGAACAATTGCCGAAGCCTAAGACTATCGCAAATGACGAGAAGCAAATAACGAATGCCGAATTACAAATTACGAATGATTCGGCATTCAAATCATTGCTACCGAATGGCACTGCCTATTTCACCAAGCCCAAAGAATTAGGTGGCGGATTGGAGGCAGTAGACTTGAGTCGTATTCCTTACAATGTCAAAAGCCTATACCTCGCGGGCTTTCCTTACTATGCTTTGCAAGAAGAAGCTGCCGAGCTATTAAAATCACTCAGCACCGAAACCCTGCAACAGCTCATAGAAAAGAAAAAACAACAATACCCGCCCGATGTCCCCATTTTGGAACGCGCATTGGCATTGAAAAAAGCTGTTAGCCCTAATGTCTAATTACCGAGAACAATACAAGCGTTTACTCATCGAGTACGAACGCCTTGGAGGCAATCTTCAAGGCGTTCCTCGCTTTCATTCCTTAGAGAACGAGGCAAAGCTCAAAGCAAAACTCAAAAGCCTCACCCCCCGTTCCCCCCTCTCCGAAAGCGAGGCAAACAATCCGAAAATCGACAACAAGCCCGCTGTTCACTATTCACTTTTCTCTGTTCACTTAATCTCCGATTATCCCCAAGCCCTGCACCCCGTATACCTCGCCAAGAAAACCCAATGGCTACAAGCCTGCTCTCTCAAGCTAAGCCTTAATGCCCTCCCAGCCGACCAAGAAAGCCAAGCCCGCGCCCTACAGCAGCAGCTATGGCAACTATTTGAGGAAATGGACGCCTGCGATACCGTGCTCGACCATTGGATCAAGTACAAACGCATATTGCTACCCACTGCCCCTTCACAAGAAGAAGCCTTAGATAAGTTGAGTCCTACACAACTCGTACAACGCCTGCACACCCTGCGTAGTAATATCGTATCGAGGGAAAAAAGCCTAAGAAAGTGGGTACTACAAGCCGAGAGCCTCACCACCCCCGAAGAGGGCGACAAAAGAGAAAACTACACGCTAATAGAAAAAATATTCAGAAAAACCGAAGAATTAAAGCAACTGAAGCTGTTAGTGAAAACAATTGAAAAAAAGATAAATGTAAAATAACATTTTAGGAGGATAAAAAAGTCCTCCGTTATTAAATAAAAAATTCCTACATCTTTTAAAATAATAGCCATCAGGCACGGAGGACTTATGTTTTTCCGCCTGCTGGCTATTTTATTATTTAGATGTAGGAGGTGCAAAGATACAAAATAATTTTAAATAACAAGTAAAATAATGAAATCTATATCAAAAATTTGGCAAAGAACACCCATAAGTTATTATGGAGGAAAACAAACTATGCTTCCTCATATTCTACCACTAATACCCCAACACAATATATATACAGAGCCTTTCTTTGGTGGTGGAGCTGTATTTTGGGCTAAAGAACAAACAAAAACAGAAATTATAAATGATTTCAATGCTAATGTTTTCAACTTCTATAAAGTATTGAAAACTGATTTTGAAGAATTAAGAATGTTAATAGAAAAAACTATTATCAGCCGTGATGCTTATAAATCAGCATTAGTAATTTATAACACACCCCATTTATTTTCAGAAAAACAAAGAGCGTGGGCATTCTGGTTTGCTACAAATTTTGGTTTTTCTAATCAAGTAATGAATTGCAGAATTACTTCTAATTCAAAAAATGTAAAACTTTTGAATAATAAAATAGAAAGTTTTACTGATGTATATTCCCAACGATTGAAAAATGTACAATTAGAGAACAATGATGCTTGTGAAGTAATTCAAAAACGAGATTCATTAGATACATTTCACTATTGTGATCCTCCTTATGTTGGGGCTAACCAAGGTCATTATGGTGGTTATACACAAGAGCATTTTAATGAATTGCTAAAAACTTTGTCTCAGATTAGAGGAAAATTTATTTTGAGTTCTTATCAGAATGAGGAGCTGACAAAGTATGTTAATCAATTTGGTTGGAAACAACACAAAGTATTACTACACTTAGGAAGTAGTCACACAAAAAACAAAAAAAGACAAGAAATATTAACTTTAAATTTTTAAATATGCAAGAAATATTAGCACCTTTAGAATGGTATACCGTTCAAAGAAAAGTTTCGGAACTTGTCCCTTACGAATACAACCCCCGAAAAATATCCGATTTAGACAAAGAACGTCTCAAAAAATCATTAGAAAAGTTCAATTTGGTAGAAATTCCTGTGATTGATATTGACAACACTCTCATAGGAGGACACCAAAGAGTAATAATTCTCTTTGAGTTAGGAAGGGGAGAAGAAATCATAGATGTTCGTATCCCTAATAGAAAACTTACAGAGGATGAATTTAAGGAATACAATCTTAGGTCAAATATCCTAAATGGTGAATTTGACTATGAGAAAATATCTGAGTTTTTCTCTGATATCAACCTTACAGAAATAGGTTTTGATATTAATTCGTTTAATGATTTTATTCAATCAGAAAACGCTGTGAAAATAGAAATAGAAGAAGAAGTAGATATTACTCCTCCTAAAAACATTCAATCTAAGGAAGGTGATATTTTTGAATTAATTTCAACACAGAAAGGAATTACACATAAAGTTATCTGCGGTGATTCTACCAAAGAAAAAACTTACAAAAAACTACTTGGGAATGAGATTTTTCAATTAATAGTTACGGACCCTCCTTATAATGTAAATTATGAAGGTGGAACCAAGGATAAACTGAAAATTAAAAATGACAAAATGAGTGATAGTGCTTTTTTGGAGTTTCTTTATAATTTTTATCAAAATACATTTAACCACTCAATGATTGGTTGCCCTACTTACATCTTTTACTCAGATTCTGAGGCTGTAAACTTTAGAACCGCAATGCAAAAAGCTGGATATAAGATTTCAAGTGTATTGATTTGGGTAAAAAATCAATTTGTTTTAGGGAGATTAGACTACCACATGAAGCACGAACCTATATTGGTAGGAGAAATTGAAGATGTAGAGAATGTAGAGAATGTAAAAAAACATCAACCAATTCTCTATGGTTGGCAATCAGAAGGTAAACACCCTTGGTATACAGATAGAAAACAGTCCTCTGTTCTTGAGTTTGATAAACCTAAAAAAAATGCAGATCATCCTACTATGAAACCTATAGAACTTATAGGTTATCTTATCAAGAATAGTTCACAACAAAAAGATATTGTAGGAGATCTATTCCTTGGTTCAGGCTCCACTCTTATAGCTTGTGAAATGAATTGGAGAATGTGTAGAGGGGTAGAGTTCGATCCTCAATATATGGATGTAATTATACGCCGTTGGATAGCCTATATGAAAACAAATCATTTAGGTTTTAAAATTATTTGTAACGGAGAAGAACTTCCACAGGAAAAAATAAACCTCTTTTTAGCAAAAGAAAGTGAATAAGTTTTTTCAAAAGTTAAAGTTTTCTAATATACTGAAAATAAATTGATTATAATTTGCAAGGTTCATAAATATGTTGTTACTTTGCATCGTAGTTAAATGATAATCAATATATTACAATTATGACAGTAGAACAAATTTTAAATCAGAATTCAACTAAAAAAGAAAAAGCTTTTGCATTTTATTCATTAGGTTACACTCGCCAACAAGTAGCAGATTTACTATGCAATGGAAATTATGGTTATGCCCATAATATGTGGAAAAAATGGAATGAAATTCAATCTACTATGCCATTGGACAATGTTTTTGAATTTTTATTCAACAGACGTTTTGGAGTAGAGATAGAATTCTTTGGTGCAGCACAAAGTACTTTAGAAAGAAACTTGAGAGCAGAAGGAATAAGATATGAGTTTGAACGTTATAATCACGAAACTCGTAATCATTGGAAGTTCACTACTGATTCAAGCATTCGTGGAGATTATCCATTTGAAATGGTGAGTCCTATACTACAAGGATGTGAAGGGCTTCAAAGTTTAAAGAAAGCTACTACAGCTCTCCGTTTAAGTAAAACAAATGTAAATACAAGTTGTGGTGTTCACATTCATTTAGAAGTTAATGATTATTCCTTAGAGAATATGAAAACATTAGTTAAAAACTTTTATATATTGGAAAAGCAATTTGATAAGATGATGCCTGAGAGCCGTAGAAATAACCAATATTGTAAAGGTTTATCTATCTTAGGAAGTAAAGACACTTTCTTTTCTAACCTTAATAATTGCAGAAGTGTTCGTGAGATAGTAAGTTTATTCAATACTCGTTATTTAAAATTGAATTTACAAAGTTATCTCAAATATGGTACGGTTGAATTTAGACAACATTCAGGATCTACAAAATTCAGTAAAATCAAAAATTGGATATTGATTTGTGCGCGTTTGGTAGAGTTCTCAAAACAAAACATTGTATTATCAAATTTAGAAACAATCTTAAATGAAGAACTTACAGAATATTTTGAAGAGCGGGTATTGGATTTTGCTTAGTAATTATTATCTTTGCCCCCGTATGAAAAAGGTGATGATAATAGATACAGGAGAAACTTTCACGGCAGATGATTGCCGTGAAATAGTTTCTTCTTTGAAAAGAATGAATGCTTTTACCTATAATTTGGATAATAACACTTACATGCTTCAATATGCCAAACGAGCTGTATTATGGGATAATTTAGATATTAGAGCTACAGATGAAGATGCATTTGTAGAAGATCTAATGAAGAACAATATTATTGAGGTTTTCCCTTTGAAAAACTAAATTGATTATTTTTAACTACTTAAAAAGTCTTTCTTTGAATAAGAGAAAGACTTTTTTTTATTGTAATCTTGCAAGGGTAAAATATTGTTTATACTTTTGTATTTCTAAATAAAACTAACACGAATGGAAACAAAAGAACTAAACTCTTATTTTGGTAATACACTAAAATCACAATTACCAAAAGACTTTGTTCAACTTATAAACAAAGTAGAACAACTAACCCCTGAAGAAAGAGAAATCTTGCAAACCGCTATGATTCGTTCCAGCGAGAAACATTTAGGAAAAATTTCCAAGTACATTTCTTTCTTCTTTTGGTTTACAATCATCGGGGTTGTATGTGCATTTATTCTATTTTTACAAAACACTAAATAGGTTAGTATGAAAAAGATTTTAATTATTATCTCCTTCCTTAATGCTTTCTCTGTTTCAGCTCAGAGTGAAGACCTTTCTAAACCTTACACATTTACTGAAGTAGTTAATGTAACACCTAATCTTACAGCTAAAATGCTGTATACTAATGCTAAAATTTGGTTTACAACAGTCTATAAAGATCCTCGTGAAGTACTCTTGTTAGATGACAACGAGAATTTTATTCTTATGGGTAGAGGTGCTATAAAATATGATAGCCAAATTTTTATTGGTTTTAAAGCAAGAGAAGGATGGATAACCTATGATGTTAAAATAATGTGTAAAGATGGTAAATACAAATATGAATTTACCAATTTTTATCATAAGGGAGTATCTCATTCATTAGGACTTGTTACTAATGAACTTTATTTACCTACTTTTACCGGTGCTTTTGGAGGCTCAGAAAAATATAAAGTAAAAGTAACAACAGAACTAAGAGCTATGATATATTTAAAGATTACATCTCTAATTAATAATTTAAAAATAGCAATGGATAAGCCTCTCCCTACACAAGAAAATTGGTAAACTTTGAAAAATAAAATAAATAACCTGCAAAAATTTTGTAGGTTATTTTTTTGTTCTTACTTTTGCAACGCGTAATCAAGAGCAACACTTGTACAATGTTGCAAGAAAATAATTATTATAAAATATTCCGTGAAGGTGTGTATAGTAGTAATGCTATACAACAAAAGCATTCGTGCTCTTGATTACGCAACACCCACTCACGGATTTTTTATTTCTTCAACACAATGAACGACTACAAAGAAATTCTCAAAACATTACTCTTGCGGTATTATTCTCCACAATTTGCGGGGAGTGAAGCAAAAGCGTATCACACCACCTCGCAGGTGCTCGCTATGGCGCAGGGCGTAATCCCTAACGAACCCATAGACCAGCACGATGTGTACGAGGTACTTCAAGAATTAGGGTTCACCATCGAACTGGTAACAATGCCCGATGATACGCAGGTGTATTGTTGGTGTATGTACAAAAAAGCCCCTCCCCCGCAAAGGACTTTTTTTTTTTTTTTTTCTTTTTT